TGGTTGCAACAGGGCGTCATGTCTTGGAACAAAGGTTCACTGGACTTAGAGAATGGTTCTCGTGTAGTTGCATCATCCACATCTTCATCAGCAGTTCGTGGTGGTTCTTACAACATGATCTTCTTGGGCGAATTCGCATTCGTTCCACACAATGTTGCAGAGGACTTCTTTAGTTCTGTTTACCCTACAATCTCATCTGGTAAATCTACAAAGGTTATTATTGTATCAACCCCTAATGGTATGAACTTGTTCTACAAACTTTGGGTGGATGCAGAAAATGGAAGAAACTCTTACAATGTCATTGATGTGCATTGGAGTGAAGTTCCTGGCCGTGATGAGAAGTGGAAAGAAGAAACCATTGCAAACACCTCTAAGGAACAGTTCCAAAGAGAGTTTGAGTGTGAGTTCTTAGGTTCTTCTAATACACTGATACACCCAGCAAAAATTAAATCCATGCCTTTTCACAATCCTATTCAGTCAAATGCTGGATTGGATATGTATGAGAAACCTAAACAAGAGGCAACTTATGTTCTTGTCGCTGATGTGGCAAGAGGAACAAGTAACGACTTCTCTGCATTTATTGTATTTGATGTGTCTACAGTTCCTTATAAGATTGTTGCAAAATATCGTAACAACGAAATCAAACCTCTTCTCTTTCCTAATATCATCCATGATGTTGCGAAAGCATACAATCAAGCATACATTATGGTTGAAGTAAATGATATTGGTGAACAGGTTGCAACTGCACTACAGTTTGACTTGGAGTATGAGAACCTAATAATGGCAAGTATGCGTGGTCGTGCGGGTCAGATTGTTGGGGGTGGCTTCAGCGGTGGAAAAGCACAACTTGGGGTAAGAACGACAAAGGCTGTAAAAAAGTTGGGATGTTCTAACCTTAAACAGATTATTGAGACAGATAAACTTATTATCAATGACTATGACTTGATTGCAGAGTTTTCTACCTTTATTCTTAAAGGACAATCTTTTGAGGCAGAGGACGGACATACAGATGACCTTGCAATGTGTTGTGTATTGTTTGCTTGGTTGGTAGAACAGACATACTTCAAAGAACTGACTGACGATGACATTCGTGCTAGAATGTTTGCAGAACAACAACACCAGTTAGAACAAGACATGGCTCCATTTGGTTTCTTTGATGATGGTTTATATGACAATGGATATGGTGAAACTATCGTAGATGAATATGGAACACGGTGGAGTCCAGTAGTTCGTTCCTATGATTCTGATTGGTAGAAATCTTAAAAATCCTACATAATATCAATAATATCGTTTTCTAATTTAAGGAAGCAATTTGCACAAACGACTTTGGATTGATTGATTAAACCTACGACTTCGGTTCTAGATTCCTCATTCAATCCTTTTCTTTTTGTTAGTTTACGAATTTCCCTCTCGTGAGGGTGGAATTGGAGACAGGCGGTTTCAGATTCCCCACAGTAACCACAGGTTTTATTACCAAGATATTCATTAACCCATATCTTGCGTTTCCTGTAGTGCCGTTGGGAAACCTTCTTTATGGTTTCTTTGTATTTCTGATAATGCTCCGACATATTATTATTTATGTGTTGCCTAACCTATAAAAAACTAGTGTAGAATGAGTTTTTTATAAATATTCGTGTAAGTTTGGAAACTTAATATAATGAATCCATAAAGGAGAAACAGAGATGGCATTTCAAGTATCCCCTGGCGTCCTCGTCAAAGAGATCGACTTGACCAATGTTGTTCCTGCCGTTGCAACATCAATTGGTGCGATTGCTGCTGGCTTCCCACAGGGCCCAGTAGAAGAAATCATCCCAATTGCGAGTGAACAGGAACTTTTGGCAGTCTTTGGTAAACCCAACTCAAATAACTTTGAGACTTGGTTTACCGCCGCTAACTTTCTTCAATACGGAAACGCTCTTCGTGTAGTTCGTGCAGACACAGCCGCTGTCAACGCTACCGCAGACGGAACTGGATTGAAGATTAAAAACGATGATGATTATGAAGATAATTATGCCGCCGGACAAGGTTCTGTAGGTAACTGGGCAGCAAAATTCCCAGGCACTTATGGTAACGCTGTAGCGGTATCAATCTGTTCGTCTGCAACTGCATACGAGCAAACAGTCACTTCAACAGCAACTGCTGCAGCGATTGGTGCAACAACTCTTGCCGTTACTGACGGAACAGAGTTCAGTGTTGGTGACATTATTTACCTACAAGAAACAGACGGACAACAGTATGAAGTTACTGCTGTTGCGGTAAACAACTTGACAATTCGTCAGTTGGATAACCCTAACGGTGGTGGACTAAAAACTGCTATGGCTGGTGGTGAAGCAATTCGTAGACGCTGGAAGTTCTATGACTTCTTCGATGCTGCACCTGGCACATCTGTATATGCAACAGGAAAAAACATCACTAACGATGAAATCCATGTTGTTGTTTACGATCACACTGGTGGTATCACTGGTTTTGATGCTGATGTTGCTGGACAAAGAGGTAATTCTGTTCTAGAAACATATCCATTTGTATCACAGGCCGCATCTGCAAAAACACCACAAGGTGGCACAAACTTCTATGCAAGTGTTATCAATGTTGGTTCTTTGTATGTTCGTTGGATGGATCACGATTCATCTCTAACAAACGCCGGAACAGACATTGCTGGTGGTGCTGCATATACTAATGTTGCTGGTAACGATGGTGTTATCACTGATACATTTAGTGGTGGAACAGACGATACACCAACTATTGGTGAATTGGAACTTGCATATGACAAGTTTGCTGACCCAGACACAATCGACATTAACCTAGTTATGGCTGGAACTTGCCCTACTGGAACAGATGGTGTAACACACGCAACCATGATTATCGACCTCTGTGAGGCTCGTAAAGATTGTGTAGGTTTCATCTCTCCTCGTAGAGCAGATGTTGTATCTATCACTAGTGCAATCACTCAAACAACAAATGTTAAAGGGTTCTTCGATCAACTCGCAAGTTCTTCTTATGCAGTGTTTGACAGTGGTTACAAATATATGTATGACAAGTATGCAGATGTGTATCGTTATGTTCCACTTAACGGTGACATTGCTGGTTTGTGTGCAAACACTGACCAAGTTGCTGACGCATGGTTCTCCCCTGCTGGTTACAACAGAGGACAAATTCGTGGTGCAGTAAGACTTGCATTCAACCCGAATAAGTCACAAAGGGATATTCTATATCCTGCTCGCATTAACCCTGTTATCTCACAGCCAGGACAAGGAACATTCTTGTTTGGTGATAAGACTGCTCTTTCTAGACCTTCTGCGTTTGATAGAATTAATGTTCGTAGATTGTTCCTCGTTCTTGAGAAAGCAATTGCAACTGCATCTAAATTCCAACTCTTTGAGTTTAACGATGCATTCACAAGAGCTCAGTTTAAGAACTTGGTAGAACCGTTCTTGAGAGATGTGCAAGGCCGTAGAGGTATCACTGACTTCTCAGTAGTTTGTGACGAAAGTAACAACACTGGTGAGGTTATTGACCGTAATGAGTTTATTGGTGACATCTTCATCAAACCAGCTCGTTCCATTAACTTTATTACACTGAACTTCATCGCCGTAAGAACTGGTGTTGAATTTAGTGAGGTAGGAGGTTAATTATGAGTATTGATGCATTCAAGAGTAGACTACAGGGCGGTGGCGCTCGTGCCAACCAGTTTAGAGTCATTATGACTACACCATCTGGTATTGGAACAGGTCTAGATACAAATACAACATCATTCTTGGTAAGGACAGCATCCTTGCCAGGGCAAACAATTACAGAAATTCCTGTAAACTTTAGAGGACGCCAATTGTTCCTCGCTGGTGATAGAACCTTTGAGACTTGGTCAACCACAGTCTTTAACGATACGGACTTTATGATTCGTAACGCTATTGAAAGATGGATGAACGGTATCAATGATCTATCAGAATCAACTGGACTATCAAATGTTGCAGATTATACTGCCGACTTGTTTGTAGATCAGTTGGACAGAAATGATACGGCAATTAAAACATATGTTCTAAAGAACTGTTGGCCAACTGTCATTTCACCTATTGAGTTAAACATGGACACTGTAAGTGAAATTGAAACCTTTGACATTACTTGGCGCTACACCTCGTTTATAGCGAGTAGTGTATAATCCAGTTTTATAATCCGACTAAATAGTTGGGTAAAACTAGGAGAACTATAGTATGGCTGAACTTTTTGGTTTCAGAATCACAAGGGCGAATCAGAGTGGGAGTAGTGATGGATTCACTGCTCCCTCTACTGACGATGGCACACTTGACATTGTATCGGGCGGTGGACACTATGCGTCTATCCTTGATATGGATGGCCGTGATCGGAATGAACTTGATTTAATTCGCAGATATAGAGATATTGCACAACAACCAGAGTGTGATAGTGCGGTTGAAGATATTGCGAATGAAGCGATTGTCTCTGATGAAAGAG